TAAACCCCTTCGGGGTTATATTATATATTAATAACAATTATACACAAGCAATTGAATCTTGTCAATCGCATATTAAACAAAGCGGTTGACAGATTACCAATCCAAAGGTTATACTTCAGCAATGTCAATTGAATTAGAAGAATACGTTTTACCTGAGCATATATCCTATAGTGCTTTCAGCACTTACCTAACCTGTGGATATCAATATTACTTAGGACGACTCCTTGAGAAGAAAGAGGAGCCATCCGTATGGTCAGTTGGAGGGTCAGCCTTCCACTTGGCTACTGAGATGTACGATAGGGAAAACCTATGATTCAAGAACTATGGGAAAAAGCATGGGCTAAAGAATCTGAAGGTATAGACTTAACCAATGCAAGAATTGGTGGTCGTTCTACTAAGGCTAATCCAAATAAAGAAGATATTAATTTCTGGCATACATCTGGACCAATGTGGGTTGAGCAATACATTGCTTGGCGTAAAGCAAATCCTAATTGGAAGATTTGGACAACTCCAGATGGAAGACCCGCAATTGAATTAGAATTAATACCAGTAGTGGCAGATGTTCCAATCAAGATGGTCATCGATAGAGTATTTGAGGTTAATGGACAACTTGTGATTGTAGACCTCAAAACATCACAAAATACTCCAAGCAGTACATTGCAACTTGGATTCTACAAACTAGGAATTGAACAAACTTTAGGTGTAGAAATTAAGTGGGGTAACTATTACATGTCGAGAGGTAGCAATACTGTAGACATGGTTGATTTGTCAGATTACACGTTTGACAAGATGGAGTACCTTGTTAAACAGTTTGACAAAGCACGCAAGGCAGGTATATTCTTGCCCAACACAAACTCTTGTCAATACATGTGCGGACTGACCGCTCATTGTCAATTCTCGACAAAGAAGGAGAAATAAATGGCAGAAGACTGGAAGTTACAAGTATCATATAAAACCCCTGGCGGGGATATGATTAACGTCAGAGCAAATACTGCTGACGAATTAAGTGTTTTACTAGAAGGCATTGGGGATTACTCGACTCAAATTGCTGCAGTAGGAAAGTTGGTGGTGGGTGCGAGTAACTCCGCCCCTTTATCGACGCCAACTACCACTACAAGCACAAGGCCTCCGCAGTCCTCAGTTCCACCCCAGGCATCGGCTCCATCAGGTGGCTCAGCAGGACCGACATGTCAACACGGAGCGAGGAAGTTCAAGTCGGGAATCTCAAGCAAGACGGGAAATCCGTACTCGATGTGGGTCTGTCCAATGCCTCAGGGCGCAGACCAATGCAAGCCAGTCAATTAACAGAAGAACAATTTCCGTTTTAACAAATAGGTAGGGGGATAGATGCGTACACTTGTCAGGTCTGTAGGTCGTGCTTCTATTGGCGGGGAACCTCTACCTAGTTGTTTTAAGGCTTTTGAATCATCAAAGATTATCATACGTCGGTCAGAAGTATCGATGTTTGCTGGCGCTCCTGGGGCAGGTAAATCAACACTTGCCCTAGCGATTGCATTAAAGACTAATGTACCAACCCTGTATATATCTGCCGATACTAATGCACATACAATGGCTATGCGATTAGCATCAATGATATCAGGTAAGAGCCAAACAGATGTAGAAGCAAAACTTAATAATGATATTGGTTGGACTAGGGCTGTCTTGCAAAAGGGTAGCCATATCGTATGGTCATTTGAATCATCACCAACCTTACAAGATATTGATGAAGAAGTACAAGCATTTGAAGAACTATGGGGCTGTGCTCCAACACTTATAATTTTAGATAACTTAATGGATGTAGCCACAGATGGTGGCGAAGAATTTGCCTCAATGAGAGCAATTATGAAGGAGTTGAAGTACCTTGCAAGAGCGACCAATGCAGCGATTGTTGTCTTACATCACACGTCGGAAGCAGTCCTCGGAACACCATGTCAACCAAGAAGTGCAATCCAAGGAAAAGTCTCACAACTTCCAGCCCTTATCTGTACCCTCGGGACCGTTGGAACATCTATGGGTGTGGCTTCAGTCAAGAACAGATATGGAAGAGCGGACGCAGGAGGAACGCTTTTAACTTGGTTAGCATTCAATCCTGAATATATGTATGTAGAAGACATACCTGAGAATTCATGACAACTAGAAAAAGCCATAAGGCTAGAGGAGCAAACTTTGAAACAGATATTCGTGATTGGTTTCGTGCTAATGGCTATGATGCTGAGCGCCTTGCTCGTACTGGAGCGAAGGATGAGGGCGACATTGCAATCAGGTCGGACTTCCTTGGATATGTTGGAGTCATTGAAGCAAAAGCGCCAGGCCAATCAGGTCGCATTGACCTTCCTGGTTGGACAAGGGAGGCTCAACTTGAAGCGACGCATTATGCTGAAGCAAGAGGAATCAAAAGAGAAGCAGTAATGCCAGCAGTAGTTATTAAAGCAAGAGGTAAAGGCATAGCAGATGCCTACTTAGTATTAAGGTTGGGCGATGTATTTGGTGGATGATTTACCTGATATAGTAGCAGTACTACAGCACTATGGTGCTATTGTACGGCGAACTAGCGGACAAGTAAATATCAAATGCCCATTCCATGATGACACACACAGTTCAGCAAGTTTTAATACGAGAGAAAATATTTTTAATTGCTTCGCATGTGGTATGCAAGGCAACAGTTTGCAGATTATAGCCAAGCAAGAGAGGGTTGACATACGTGAAGCAAAGTCTATCGCAGAAGGAATTACTGGGCAAAGCGGTAACCAAGTACGGGGAAAGCATTTATCTGGCGGAAGATTACCTAGCAAGCAGGGGAATAACAAAGGAAGTAGCACGTCTGGCTCGATTCGGCGTAGTAGAGGAGCCTGAGATTGGACACGAACAATTCCAAGGACGATTATCCATACCGTATATTACCAAAAGTGGTGTTGTCGATTTGCGTTTTCGTGCTCTTCATCCTGCTGTTGAACCTAAGTACATGGGAATGACAGGTGCAGAAACTAAGATGTTTAATGTATTAGATATTGAGAAGGCTGGAGATTGGATTGGAGTATGCGAAGGTGAACTTGATACAATTACTTTATCAGGGTGCGTGGGTATACCTTGCGTCGGTGTTCCTGGTGCTAATAGTTGGAAGAAACATTATACAAGATTACTCGCAGACTTTGAACGCATCTTCGTTTTCGCAGATGGAGACCAACCAGGAAAAGAATTTGCTGCAAGTCTTGCCAGGGAATTGCCAGTCACAGTTGTGCAATTGCCAGACGGAGAAGATGTGAACTCAGTATATGTTAAGTATGGGGCGGACTACATACGGGAGAGAGCAGGACTAAATGAAATTTAAGAAGATACCTAAATGTAAATTATGTGGTCAAGAATTTGATAATATATTTGAAGCGACAGACCACTTGCTAGATGATGCTGGGGAAGAAGAGTTTGACCCTAAGTTAATACTACCTAATGGGTATACATTGATGATAGGTTCGTTGTTGAGATGTATATACAGATATGCTGATAGTCCAGAGGAAGTCAAAGGTATAACCCAATCTACCTACGCTACACTTTATGCAGCCGAAAAAAATCCTGGGCAAATGAAACACTTCATTGAAGACATGATAGTACATGAACATATGACTAATTTTGACAATGACCTACTCGAACTATTAGCAGAAGAGACTAACAACAATGAAGAAGATGGAGAGTGAAGAAGCATGGCAGATTATAACCCACTTGGAAAATCAAGGTTTCCATATAACCAAGAAGACAATAGAGAAGAAATCATTGGTATTAGTAATAGAGATACCTCTTTTGAGTATGAAGTAGGTGCCGCATTTCAAGAACTATTAGACCTACTCTTATCTAAACATAAAGATTACGGCCCAAAAAATATATCCGATGCGCCAGGTGGTGCAATCAACGGACTCAGGGTTCGTATGCATGATAAGTTAGCACGCATCAATAACTTATATGACAATAAGAATAATCCTAAGCATGAATCTTTTGAGGATTCTTTCAAGGACATGGCTAACTACGCAATCATAGGATTGCTAGTACTGAGAGGAAAGTGGGACCAATGAACTTAACTAAAGGTGAAAAAGAACGTGAAGATTTTATGGAGTGGAATATGGACCGTGACATAGAAGATTCTCAATTCGGTATGGCATTTAGTTTGTGGCAAATTAATAAAAACCTAGAAAAATTAATTAAAACAATCAAGGAGAAAGCGTGAAAATATTTGGACCTTACAAAGGCAGTAAACAAAATGGTGGTCGTCCTATTTATGTCATCAAGCGTAAGAAAAAAGATGGCACAACTGAGACTACATCTACAAACAAAGCCCGCTTAGACTATAAGAAGGCTACTGGCAAGAAGTTAAAACGCAACCAAGAAGTAGACCATAAAGATAATGGTGGGCGTAAAGGTAATGATAAAATATCTAACTTGCGTGTATTATCTAAGAAAAAGAACGTTGGATTAGAGAACAAGAGACGAGCCAAGAAGAAGTGAAATTTGCGTATGCTGACCCACCATATTTAGGTATGGGTAAAAAATATTCTTCTCTTCATGATGAAGCGGAGATATGGGATGACCCTAAATCTCATACTCAATTAGTTGAAAGATTAACTGATGAGTATCCTGATGGGTGGGCAGTATCGCTATCAGCACCTTCACTAAAACTATATTTATCTGCATGTCCAGATGATGTAAGAGTAGCAATTTGGACTAAAACATTCCATCAAATAAGGGTAAATGTAGCCATACAATATGCTTGGGAGCCTGTAATATGGCGTGGTGGGCGTAAAGAAACACCAGTTAAACCAATGATTAGAGACTGGCATTCAGGTAGAATCGCCATGAAGAAAAACTTTTATGGAGCCAAGCCATTAGATTTTAATACTTGGATATTAAATTTATTACAGTATAAAAAGGGAGACACTTTAGATGACTTGTTTCCTGGCAGTAATAGTATGTCAGAAGCAGTTAAACTAATAGAGGAAGTAGCCTAATGAAAACTATTGTGTGTATCTCAGACCTTCAAGTACCTTATCACGATGCAGAAGCCGTTAAGGCAATTGCTAAGTTTATCAAGGCATATCAACCTGATACTGTAGTATCTTGTGGTGATGAAATGGATATGCAGACTATCAGTAAATGGAGTAAGGGCACCGAGTTAGAGTTTGAGCGTTCTATTGGACGTGATAGAGACACTACTCGTCAAGTTCTTTATGACTTAACTGTTGAACATATGATTAGAAGTAATCATACAGATAGATTATTTAATACAGTTGCTATGAGAGCGCCAGGATTACTTGGTTTG